CCGCTCCAACGCACATTGAAGGCTTCATCTTCAGTGGCCCATACCTCACACCAGATGTATCGCCGTTGGTGAAACTCCAGCATTCGAACGGCACCATTATTGAAAAATGCGTGTTCCAGTCAGGGACAATCGGACTCTCCCTTGAAGAGAGCTACGCAGTAAGGGTGATCCGATGCCAGTTCGCCTACCAGAAGTCATATGGTGTCGCTACAAACACGCCTTGCATGAACTTGCTGGTAGATTCCTGCCAGTTTTCAGATATTGCGGCAGGTCAATCCTTCGGATCTGATATTAACTTTGCTGCGATAACTCACAACATAAACATAGTTAATAGCGATTTCGAGGGCGGCAGGGCTGCTGTCCTGTCAGTGGACGCCGTGAACGCTTTCAACTTTGTCGGTAACTACATCGAAGGTAAAACAGCTCTTCCATTCTTTCTCGGCGCTCGTAGCCGTGGCGTTAAGATAGAATGCAACTGGATCGGCTATAATTCTGCTGCACAAACTTGGTACAACATTACCGGTGGCTCGCTTCAATTCAATATCTTTTGGGATCAGGTCCAAGCCATTGATATGGGGCCTGATGGTACACAGTGTATCGGCGTCGATGTTGGTTCTAACGTTTTTAACGGAACGTCTACAGTCTTCGGCTCCATATGGACAAATCCGGTTCCTATCAATGGATTCACCAACGTAGGNGCTCCGTACCCATTGGCTGGGTATCACCAGAGTGCAGATGGNAGNGTGGACTTGCGCGGCATGGTTACTGGNGCAACAGACAATAGCTGTATTGTATTGCCTGTTGGATTGCGACCTCCAGCAACTATGATCTTTCCGGCAAACGGATCTACACGGGCAGCTGGGAACGTAACTATCACCTCAGATGGTAACGTCACATGTTTTCGCTCCAGCAACGGAAGTCTCGATTTGTCTTGTGTTTCGTTCTATCCGTAACGCTGCTTAAGAAGCTGAGCAGATTTTATAATGAGCGTCTTGATTATATTTTCATGACTAAATAATAAACAAAAAACCCCGCCTAATAAGCGGGGTTTCTTTTAGTGGATTGTCGGTCCAGTCGGTAGCACCATTGGCTCTTCACCTTCATAGCAACGCTCAGCAATCAGCACGCTAAAGTCCTGACCTTCGCACGGCATCATCTCGATATTGAATCCAGACTCAGCAAGGTTAACTACCAGATCCGAAACCATGTCGGGAAACGGGAAGAATTTCAGTTTGATTCGTTGGCTCATTCGTCTCGCTCCAAGAAATAATCACAACCGCCATTGCCGCCACGCTCTTCTACGACACCACCAGTTAAACAATGATGCCGATTAACATAAGTCGCGCCCATCACGCCAAGATGCTCATTCTCAACATCATGATCAAAAAGATCGCCAGCTAGAATCTTGAATTCTGGATAGCTTATTTTGATTCTTTTCATTTAATCGGCTTCCGTATTTCCTGCAATCCAGAACATTCGTTACAGTATATGACCCCGTAACTCCTTAGAAACACACCACCACTACCGCTGATCTCGTGCTTGCAACTGCAAACTTTCTCGGAGAACTCTAAGCTCTTCGCGCATCTCGATAATTCCAGCGAGCCAGTAGTTCTTTTGTTCTCCATTTTGGTATGGACAGTCATTCCTTCCCTCCAGATAGGCTACTTTGCCCTCTAGGTAATAACGATTCGTTAGACTCTTGTGCTGCATAGTATTTTATCGCTCTCTTTAATGCTTTCCAGCTTGGCCCTAGTTTCTCGCTGATCATTCGCCAAGAGAAACCTTCTAGATCCATCTCTGCTGCTTGGAATGCCTGCTCATATGTAATCCTAGTTCCACCAATCCTGTTAGGCTCGTATCCTTGAGCCTTGAGCATCTTTCGCGTGTGGCCTTCGCTGTAGCCTGTCTGTCTAGCAATTGCCTTTACTGGAAGACCTTGTTTGTAGAGTTCTAGGGCTGTCAACCGTTCAGCTCCTTGACCTTGTCGATTGCGCGATTGAAGCCCTTCGCCTCGGCCCATTCAAGGAGTTGATCAAAGTCAGCGTCGAGTTCTCCGGACCAATACGGTTCGCCTTCTTCACGTTCGGGTAGCACCACCGATACCGGCTCGGGCTGCGAGGTGTAGAGAGGCCGTACGTCGAAGTACCTCCCTGCAATCTCGGCCATTTCTGCGCTGTTTATTTCGCTGGCAAGGTGAACATGCTTTTTGCCTAGCCGTCCGCCCGACGGAATAAGCAGCCACGCCACCGGCTCACCCTGCCCACCCTTCAGCCGCTCGATTTCGGCGAGAAGGTCCAGGATTGCAGCCGGATTTGCAGCCGCGATGAAGTCGGCGTTTGCCTCTGTCTCGCCCGGTCGCATCCAGTCTGCCCCGGTCGTCATTGCAACCTGACTTTGCCCGCTACCATTTACCCAGTGTTGAATCGGGCCGCCGTAGACAACACCGCCAAACTTTCGCGTGTCGCGTGACCATTGCCCTTGCGTTGCAGCTTCGGCCAGGCGCTTCAATTCGATATGGTCAATCATGGTTCAATTCCTTTTTCAGTCGATCGTTCTCCGCCGTCAGCCTAGCGATGGTGGCTTGCAGTTCGGCGAGTTCGGGCGGGGCGGTGTAGAGCGCAGTCATGCCCTCGCCAGGGCGTTTGCTCACAGCAGCTACACCGCCGGATACATGTTCGCTCGTAAACAGGGCGAGTTCATCAATTTCCATATAAATCGCCGGCTGGCGCTCGACGACAGGGGCGGCGAGAAAGACTCGCAGGTCATCCGTCAACCGCTGCACACTGAAGCATTCCTGCCGGCTTGATGCCTCGTCGATCTTGCGCAGAAGTTCCAGAATTTTACCGCTCATTCGCTTGCTCCCGATTCGGTGGGTTTGATGTTCAGCGCTTCAACGATTGAGGCTTCAAGTTCGTCGTAGCGCATTCCGCGAATCACGTTCAGCGCACGGTGCAGCAGGCCGCGTTGAGCCACATTCCGCTGCTCGGCGGCTGTCAGGCGCTGTTGAAGTTCGATGTTTTCGCCGGAACCGTCACATGAAGTACACGCGTCGGATACCGATTCGGTGGGTTTGAGGGCTGCGTCCAGTGCTCCACGATAGAAACTGATGAACGTGTGTTGGTTGCTGCGCATTTCTTTTAGTAGCCCGACCAGCTTCTCATTCTGTTTCTCAGCAGCTATCAAGTCTCGCTGAAGCCGAACACCTGCAAGCATTTCACGGTCGCGGGATTCCTTGGCCTGATACAGCTCTTCCCGCAGCGCAGCAAGTTCAGATTGGGCGGCGGTCCAAGGAGTCCAGCTATCCTCATCAGGCTCAGAATCTTCAACCATTCTGGCGCATTCATCTATTCGATACGCTTTCACTTCACTCATTTTTCAAACCTCCGATAGTCCGTTATGAAATAGGCGGCACGTCAGCGCCAGAAAGATGAGATAACCAGCTAGCCAAATCAAGACTTGCAAACCTTTTCGAAGTAACCGTCTACATCTGGCCATACTCCTTCCGAGATCATCTGGCACTTGAACGCTTGATCATCCAGACCGTCTTGGTAGCTCATGCGGTTTGAGACGACGAAGCCAGCGCATAATATAACGATGAATACTGCGGTAGTGATTGCGCGGATATTCATGACTAATCCTCCATGCTCAATTCTGCCTGCTCTGGATCTTCCATGTCTACTGCGTCAGAGTCGAATTTGCACTCCCATACGTGACTGTAGAGTGAAGAGTACATTTCGTAGCTGATACCGCCAACGAGCAGAGCACCACGCAGCATGCCGAAGATGTGCTTGTATTCGCTGGTACGTGAGCGCTGGAATTTGTCGTCAGCGAAGGAAATAGCGCGGTGAATTTGCTTTACGAACTCTGTTTGATTCTTGGTATGCATTGGGTTGCTCCTGTTGGCTTGCAGTAATTGTATTCCGCCATGCACATGAAAGGCAATATATTTTTGTTAAGATGGAGATATATTTTAGAGGCGCACAAAATGTCAGTAGATCGCGGTATCCGGAACAACAATCCAGGCAACATCGACTACAACCCAATCAACAATTGGCAGGGACAGCTCAAGGTTGACAACACCATCGAGCCGCGATTCTGCCGATTCGACACGCCGGAGAATGGTATTCGTGCGCTCGGCAAGCTGTTGCAAACCTACCAGCGCAAGCACGGTCTGAAGACGGTCAAAGCGATCATCAGCCGATGGGCACCGGCTACAGAGAACAACACGAACGCGTACGTTAAATCGGTCGAAGCGTACACGAACACGAAACCTGGCGCAGAAATCGACTTACGAGAACATGACATTCTGAAAGGAATGGTGAAGGCGATCATCCGGCACGAGAATTCAAACTATGAATATCCAGACGTGATCCTGTCTGAAGGAGTCCGACGTGCGCTCGCTTAAACTATTCTCCGGAGAACACTAATGCCAATCTGGCTAACCTCGCTACCGTGGCGATTCCTATCAGGGCTCGCGTGCGGCGCGTTCGTGGCTTTCCTTTGGCATGATGCGAGCGTGTCTAGGATTGAGCTGAGACAGGCTCAGGAGATGGCGCAGGCTACATTAGAGCAGTCAATCGTTGTTACTCAAGCTGACGCAAAGGCCAGCAAGGAATTATCAGATGCACAAGCTGTTACTGCTGACCTGCTTGCTAGCAATAAGCGCCTGTCAATCCGCGCCTCCTGTGTGCCAGCTTCCGGTGGTCCCGGCGTGGTTAATGCAGGATCTGCCATCCTCGACCAAGACGCTCGACGAGCTTATTTCGCCCATCGAGAACTGATCGTAAAGAAGGATGCGCAGATTAAAGGCTTGCAGGAGATTGTTCGCGGACTTTCTTCCGCCCACCAAGATTAAGCTCTGCCCAGCCTGACTTAGTGCGTGGCGGAATCGGGTTGTACTTTTTGAACTCGACCTCAATCCCGCGAATCTTCATCCAGGCTCGCATGCTGGATGCTGCGCTCCATCCGATAGCTCTAGCGGTATCAACGACCGTGTTGTTTGGGGCTATCCGTCTGATAGCATCCTCTGCTGATTCGCCAGTCTTACGCTCGTATTCTCCTGCCGCGCTTCTGTTCTGTGAGCGCTTCACATCGCTAATCCGCTGCTTATCGGCAGTCGTCATAGGGTCTGGATTCTGTACGGCATTGCAGTAGCCCATCTTCGGGAACTGTATATCCTTCTTGTGGTATCGCAGCAGATACCAAAGAGTTGATCCGTCCTTGTAGCCGAGGATCTTGGCCGTCATGGTCATTGAGTTGCCGTCAGCCGCATATGCCGCGACTATATTCCAAAACGGTTCGCCGTATTCCTGCTCAACCTCTTTGATTACTGACCTAGCCACGCGGCTTTCCTTTGATGTTGTTTACTGGGAATTTGTGACGCTCCGAACCCGGCTGCAATGCTTGGCGGGGAGTCATACCTTTTTCGAGTCGCTTTGAAATCTTGCAGCGAGTGACGCCTAGCTCTTTGGCCCATTCGGAGATCGACTGAGTGCGCCCGTCAAGTTCGATAAACCTAGAGCGCGAATCAGGACGCTTAGGTTTGCGTGGTGCAGGCTCTTTCGGCGCCATCCTTGGAGTAAATGGAATTGAACGCTCTAATACCCACTTCTTTAGCGTGTTATGCGAAGTACCAACGATCTGCGCCGTTGCTGTCACGCTGTTTTCCATTAACAGCTCGCGAACAACTTCAACTGCCGGCCTTCCGATTTCTTTGTACAACTCAAACGCCCAAGACATCTACTTCCTCCTTGTGGATTGCCCCGTGGTTAGCGGGGCTTTGTTGTTACTCTTCGTCGTAGCCTTCTGGCACCTTGACGCCCGTTTCCATCTCGTACTGCTGATTCAGGTGGTATCGGACATCGCCTTCTGCTGGACCAAAGTCAGCGTTTCCGTGAAACCAGCGCAAGTAATTCAGTTCAGCTTTCTGCTCTTCGGTCATATCAGGCACCCATCAGGTAGTGAGCAGGGGCGAACGGGATTCCGTCATCCAGCGGATCGGCGCCGGGTGGTGCTGCCTGCTGGCTTTGTTGTGGGCGTGATTGCTGCTGTGTGCGAGGCGATGCATTACCACCATCAGCCGGCTTTCCGCCCAACAACTGCATAGTGCCCTGCATGTCAACGACGATCTCAGTTGAGTACCGCTTGATGCCATCTTTCTCCCATTCACGTGTTTTTAGCTTGCCCTCGATGTAGATCTGACCGCCTTTACGGCAGTGTTCGCCTGCGATCTCTGCGACCTTTCCAAACAGCACGACCCTGTGCCATTCAGTTGTTTCTTTCTTCTCCCCTGATTGTTTGTCTTTCCACTGCTCACTTGTCGCTAGACTCAGATTGCAGACGGCGTTTCCGTTGCCAAGGTATTTCACTTCAGGATCTTGACCCAAAGTGCCCACAAGAATTACTCGATTAACACCACGTGCCATTTTCGTTACGCTCTCTGTTTATGCCGCTGAGTTTGTCTATCATTCGGTGGTGCCTACCATGACCCGAAAGAGTCATTAAAGCAAGATTGTTTTCATCATTATTTTCCTTGTCTTCGTCGATGTGATGCACGCATTCATCGTCTTTTAGAGGCCGCCCTAAACGAGTCTCCATGATTGCTACGTGCTTCGACTTTCCTTTGTTCGGGCCTCTAGTGAATTCAATGTATCCACTTTGCTTAAGGGTCTCGCCTTTTGCGAATTCTTCTCCATGCTTAAGCCTTGCAAGGCTGATGTTTTCCTTCCATTCCTCTGTGAAGACCCTGGTCTTTCCAAGCATGTGAGAGAGCCTGCCTTTTTCTGCGGCATTCCTTACACCGTCACCTCTACTCCTGAGAGCGCCAGCAAGTTTTACGTGGTATCTAACAGTGCTACGGCTTTTGCCTGTAATTTCAGAAACCTCAGGTATGCTTTTCCCTGACTTGTACAGATCAACAATATCTTCAAAGCTATGCATGATGCGCCTCCAAAAACAGAAAACACATCATAGCATAACTATATCTATAAAGAGATTACTTTGTTTACGCCGCGTGCCATTATTGTGCCGCCTCTTGTGGATTTTTGATCAGTTCGATTTGCTCAGGCGTCAATTTACCAGACTGCTGAACTTTTGCAATAACATTTTCTGCGGTTGCTTTGCCGGCTGCGATTGCTGCGTGCCAGGCCGGAAGATTAGCATCAAACTTGGCCTCGTCGTACATGGCAGCCAACAGCTTCTTGATCAGGTGCGGCTTACGAACGCCACGTCGAGCGCTGATCAGGGTTTCGAAGTCGCCCTTGATATCGCTAAGACCACCGACCTTGATGCCGCCAACCTCAACACCGCCGTAGATGACAGTCGGATCGCCGTACAGGGTGATTGCCTTGCCTACCCATTGACTAGACTTGTCGCCCCAACCATCAGGCTGCGCGATGCATTTCAACATGCCCTTGGATGGCTTGTAAGGCGTCGCAGGGCACTCGACCATATGGATGAACACAGGATGATCTCGGTCGCCTGGAGTGACCTTTGACACCGTGAAGGTTTGCGGGCCGGTTAAGAACGTTTCGTAATTAAGCTGATCTGACTTGGGTTTTGTCGCTGCACGGATATCCACATCTTCACTCATTCTTCGTCTCCAAAATCAATTTCTACTTCGTCCGATTTCTCTAGCGCCCAAAATGGAAGCCCGATCAACTGTTCTTCTGAGGCGCCATCGTAACCTTCCCAGCGACCGGATTCAAGACAATTTGCATAAGTATTTAGCGCGGATCGGTATTGATTTCGACCAACCTCAATCGACTCATCATCCAGCCGATAGCACATGACGTTGTGAGGCGCCTTGCTCTCGGCTGCAATAAAGCCAAAGCCGTCCAAAACATCGCCGGTTGCCCAGTAATACGTATCGAGGTAGAACGCAGCCTGAAAGGCGTACCCGTATTTTGCAATCGCATTGCTGAAACCACGAGGACTAGCATCAGTCGTCGTCTTAAGATCCGGCGAGAACCCACGATCAAGCAACCGGTCGAATCGGCAACGAACAAGCACGCCGGTCTCTGGATCTTTGGCGTACACAGACAGCTCATTGCGCCCTGGTTGCTCGTACAGCCACTTATGCGCAACAGGGTTAGCTCGCACAGCCTTCTGCATCATATGAATCTGATGCGAGTCAGCACCAGACAGAACATTATCAGCGCCGTACTCAGCAGCCAGAGCCTTGTACTCAGTTGACCGGCGATCCTTACCAGCCGGCATAGTCACGTATTGCTTAGCAAACGACTCAGGTTCAAGGATCGCCGAGTGAGTTGCGCTACCCATGAACATGGCGGCTGTCTGCTTGTGGTCGCCGTTCTTGTAATGTAATGGGCTGACTGCGATCTTCTTGAGGCCGGTGCAGCTAATGCCAGGGCCGGCATGATACTCGGTATTAGAAAGTTGATCAGCCGTGTAGATGCCGGGTTTCATTGTCCATTGTTCGTGGGCGGTCATTGCATTGCCTCCTTAAGCGTTACCTTCTTCCATGACTCAGGCAGCTTGATAGCCTGGATAGATCCTGTAGCGCTATCCTTGAGCATCTGGATAATCAGCGGCTCTACACCTTTCGGAATCTGCGCATAGCAGAGCTGGCCATCTACTTCGATTGTGATTTGCACGATGCTGATGTCTGTCACTTTGTAGCCCTCTGCCAGTTAGTCACCAGCTTCATGTATTTCTTACGTTTTGCTTTTGTGATCCGATGCCCAAACTTGTCAGCCTCGCCGATGATGGCGCACCATAGTGCGGTTTGGTAGGTCATTGTTCAGCCTCGTAGTCCAGATAAAAGCTTTCTGGCTCATGCGGAACCTGGCCAGCATCACGAATCGTGCGAAAGTCGAGAATGTGCTTTACCTCAAGCCTTCCACAAACATCAATTCTGCAAACTCCAGTCTGCACGCAGATATCCACAATAGGCCACCACCAGTCCTTACCGTTCTCGCTGCCGTAAAAGGGATGAGGCAACGAATTGATCATGTCCATCTTCAGTATGTCGCTCATGCCGCCACCCTCATCTTAGCCTGATAAACCGCCGCCTTCCTCGCCTTCTTAGCCTTCCGAAACGCCTTCAACTTGTCAATCGCCCGCTGCCGATGATCGTCCGAGACTGGTCCGTAGACCGAGCCGTTCAGGTTATACCGGCAAGGAGTACTAGCCAGCGCACGATGGTAGTTCGGACTAGCCAGCCAAGAGCTCATAGCCGCTCGCTGGATTGCCAGTGGGATGCACAGAGCGCCAGAACGTCGCAGCTTAGCCAGTTGCAGAGTCGTGCCAATTGCTAGCGGCTTAGGCTGGTCGCGATTAAACAGTTTCGGGAATGCGGCTTGTAGGGCGGCGATTCCGGTGTTTACTTTTTGTTTGTGGTTCATGATTGGCCTCGGGCTTTGGCGATTGCGGCGCGGGCAAGGTCGAATTCAAGTGTTGCGCGATCCGCCACTGATAATACGGCTTCAAGAGCAGCGAGCAGGTCTGGCGCAGCTGCGATTAGATTGGCATTGCCTTTGCTTCTGATGTTTTCACAGATAGTGATTTCAGAATAAAACCCATCCCCGCGACGAACCGAAGCTGTTTGACGAACTCGGCACTCATCATCTTCTGGATCGCCAATATGCTGCCATGGTCCCGCTGTAAATTTACTCATTTTCAACCCCTCCTATTCGTGTACCACCACTCTAGCCAAACACTTTTCGCCCGTCAACAAAAAAGGCCAACTATTTCTAGCTGGCCTTTCTGTTCTGCTTATGCGGTTTTGTCTGAGGCGTCCAGGCTCAATGAAATAGCGTTTTCCAAGTCTTTCGCGGCAATAGCTCCTGCGATACGCTTCTGTGCAATCTCAAAATATCCTTCGTCCATCTCAATACCGATGAATTTTCGGCCAGTGTTTACGCAGGCCACGCCGGTTGACCCACTGCCCATTGTGAAATCTAGAACGACGTTATTTTCTGCTGAATAGGTCCTAATTACGTCATCTAGCAATGCGACAGGCTTCTGTGTTGGATGATGACCGTCGTAGTCTTTACGATATTGTAGAACGTTTGACTTGAATTTACTGCCTTCTGCCAGATTGAACTGCCGGCTGAACTGCCGGCTGAACTGCTGATCAATTTCTAATATTTCCTCGTATGACATCAGCCATTCAACATGTTGCAAGCCGTAAAAATCAATAATCTGGCTATAGGTTGCGTTGGTGCAAATTCCAAACTGAGTCGAGTCCTCGTAAAAGAAATGTTCAGCCCTTCTATGGCCTAAATCTTCATTTATCTGTTTTAGGTTTCTTTGTGTGTGCTCCATTATTTTTCTAGCGTAAATCCTAAGCGGGTGCTGGTTAAGTGTGTCATATTTCTTGAAGAACACCAATATATCCTCAAAATATGATACTGGTGCTTTTTTTGCAATAAGCGCATTAGCGAAGTGATCCTTTAGCCAAACCATGCGATAGCTAAACGGAAGGTTCCCATGGGCCTCAGTGATCATTTTGCTTGTGTACGGCTCCTGGCTGAATAGGATAAGTGCGCCGTTAGTCCTTAAAACCCTGTTACATTCTGCGTAAATTTCAGAAGGGTCAAGAGCTTTGTCCCACTCAGTCTTACCTTGCATGCCGTGGGATATTCCTTCGCTTGCAGCCATTCCTGACATCGTTCCGTAAGGTGGATCGGTAAAAATAAGATCAACCGATCCATCTGGAATCCCTTTCATCAGTTCCAAGCAATCTCCATTCATTAGCTGCATTCGATTTAATCCGCCGATTTGTTTTGAGTTCGGCAATCGTACTCCTAGTTTTTTTGGATAGCAACAAAAACCCCAAGCCTTTCGACCTAGGGTTAATTGTTTCCCAGAGAACCGTTAAGCGGCTTTCGGCTTCCTGATCTCTTTCGGAACTTTCGACTGGAAACGCATGACCAGCTTGCGAAGACGCTGCTCGAAATCATCCTTATCCTCGTCGTTCAGGTTCTCGATGACGACGATTGCGTCATGCCAGAGAGCGCCGTTCATGTGGCCAGTTGAGCGGAGCATGACACCTTTAAGCTCAGGGTCAGCAGGCTTAACCGGAGGCGTCGCAAGTTCCCTCCGCTTATCAGCCACCGCATCAACCATCTGCCGCACCGACTCGAATTCCATCACCTTCATCTCGTACTTAAATGCAGCACGGAACATTGAGGCGTACTGCTTAACGGCTCTAGGAGCCGGAATCAGCGTAGAGCCAGGAACAGGGCGTCCAATCACGCTCGACCATCCGTTCTCTTCGTACCCGATCATCAGCCATGGGTTGAACTTCTCCAGGGTGTCTATGTTTTCTTCCTTGACTAGCTTCATAAAGGAGCCCGCTACATTGTCCAGCTTGTCGCCCTGCTCAGCGATTGCTTGAAGAACCTGTGCCTGCTTGCTTTTAGTAGTAGTCATGTCTGCAAAGCCTCTTTTGTATTAATCCTTTAGTTAATCCTCAGACAGGGGCCGCCGGGGCCGGCGGTTGTTCCTGCCTATGCCTAATGTTAGTTTCGGTCAGCTAGAGTGCAAATACGATTTAGCTATAAGCAAGCCATGCTTTATAGCTATCAAAATCTAAGTGTTCTCCGGAGAAGTGTTTTTAGTTTGTGGTATGCTTGCCATCCAAATGCAAATTGCTGACAAAGGACTCAAAGATGCTGACGCTTGAAATGATCCGATCTCTTCTGCAAGACCGCCGCGTTCCTCTGGTTGCTGAGGCTACAGGTCTTCACTACAACACCATCCGCCAGATACGTGACACGCCAAGCGCTAACCCTACTTATAAGGTGGTTAAGGCTCTCAGCGATTATTTTGAGGGTAAATAATGGCTAACGCATGGTTTCGGATGTATTCCGAGTTCGCTACGGACCCAAAGGTGCAGATGCTGTCCGAGGTCAACCAGCGCCGTTATGTAATGCTGCTTTGCATGCGTTGCAGTAACGACAACGTAACGTTACATGATGAAGAGGTAGCGTTTCAGCTTCGCGTTACAGACGAAGAATGGATGGTCACAAAGGCTGCATTGATGTCGAAAGGCATGATAGATGAGGATGCAAAACCTTGCGCATGGGACAAGCGTCAATACATCTCCGACTCAAGTACTTCGCGGGTTGCAGCCTATCGAGAGCGAATGAAACAGAAAGGAAACGTTACAGAAACAAAAAGTAACGCCCTAGATACAGATACAGATACAGATACAGATAATAAAAAACCTGTCGCGGCAAAGGCCGCTAGGGTTAAGTTTGATCCGTTGCCAATGAAGCCTGCGAACGTAAGCGAACAGGTATGGGCTGAATGGTGCCAAGCAAGATCGGAAAGCAGAAAGCCATTGACCAAGGCGATGTGCACGGCCCAAGCTAAGCAGCTAGATGGCCACGGCAATGCAGACGAGGTTATCCGCAAGTCTATTGCTGCTGGATGGCAGGGACTGTTTCCGGATAGCGTCAAATCAGCGTCTGCGCGACACAGTGGATTCGACCAGATTGATTACATGGACGGTTTGACCGTCGCTGAAAACGGCTCACTACGATTCTGAGGAAATAATATGACCTTTACACAATTTACCTACCATGCAGGTCTTTGCCCTGCTCATCCTGAAGAGCGTGCCGGCTCAAGTGATGACGGAGCAACTATGTCTTTTTGCTTGGAGTGCTCCCGCGAGAAGCAGAAAGCTGAAGGGATAGCCGAACAAAAGGCTCAAGCGGAGGCGAGACGGGTTAAGGAAATCGCCGCTCGTATTGCGTCATGCCGTATCCCAGCCAGGTTCGCCGATAAATCCTTCTGGGACTATTCGCCATCGTCTGGTGGCCAGCGATCAAATCTCGAGAAGTGCCAAGATTACGCCGAGAATTTCGATACCCATTACGCTGACGGTCGATGCCTCATCCTTTCCGGCACTGTGGGCACGGGAAAAACGCATCTTGCGATTGCAATCTTGAAGGATGCGGTTGAAAAGCAAGGCTATACGGGTAAATACTGGACCGTGAACGGACTGTTGCAAGTTATCCGGTCTTCATACGAGAAAGACTCTGGCTTCAGCGAGTCCGACGTGATTTCCTCGGTCACAGATACTCATCTTCTGGTTCTTGATGAGGTTGGCGCAACAAAGCAGTCTGAGTTTGAGATGGCAACGCTGTTCAACATCATCAACTCAAGGTACGAATGGAAGCTTCCGACCATAATTATCTCAAACCTCGGGCCAAAGCAGATTGGCGAGGCGATTGGCGAACGATGCTTCGACCGTCTGCGCGAAGGTGGCAGCGAATGTCTTGTCTTCCAAGGAGAATCAAATCGCAAGAAATAGATTGCTCCGGCGCCAAGGAGGCAATACCATTACAGAATAATTACTCGGAGCGGGAAAATGAGAGATCCTTTTAGCCTGGAGGCTGAACAGAGCGTCTTGGGTGCAATGATGATTGCGCCTGAGATGATCGACCTGCTATGCGCTGACATATCGGCCAAGGATTTCTATTGGCAGGACAACGCTGATGTTTTCAAGGCAATCCTCGAGCTTAACTCGCTTAACCGTCACATCGACTTTTTGACGGTTGGCGAGCATATTGGGAATCTGGATAGCGGAGAACCAGCGTTCGCCTACACTGCGGAAATCCAGAAGGGCACGCCTAGTACTGCCAACGCAGAGCAATACGCAAGGATCGTGCGTGAGCGCTCCATGGACCGTGCTTTGATTGAGGCTGCACGAGAGATTCACGAGATCGCGCACAGCACCATTCAAACCGAGGACAAAATCTCGAGATCGCAGACGGCTATCCTCGGACTGGATACCGAGACAGCCACGAACGACACCGTGAACATCTTTGATTCGCTGGTTAAGCACATGGATGTTCTCGAGGTTCGGCTTGCTGGTGACAATGCTGTCACTGGCATCGCTACAGGGCACGAGGACTTCGATAATCACACCGGCGGTCTTCAGCCTGGTGGACTCTACCTTATTGCTGGTCGACCGAAGATGGGAAAAAGTACCCTAGCGATTGGGATCTGTCAGCACGCGGCCTTTCGTCAAGGCAAGCGCGTGATGATGTATCACCTTGAGATGACCGAGAAGCAGGTTATGGATAAGGTACTGGCTGCCGAGGCTACTATCCCGCTTGATGCCATGAAGGACGGCTCAGCATTGTCGGATCACTCGGCGCAACTCATGGCCGCTGTATCCAAGATGAAAGACGCGCACTTCGACGCTTCCTATCGCTCGAGCTACACAATGCAGCAGATCAGGGCAGATGCACGGCGCAAGAAACGCAAGGACGGGCTAGACCTGATCATGGTCGATCACCTTGGGCTACTGAACGCGGATGATCCAAAGCACAACCAAGTGGCAAAGATTACGGAGATCTCGAGGCAGGCTAAGCTAATGGCTAAGGAGCTGAATGTTCCGGTTTTGTTCCTGTCACAGCTCAACCGTTCGCTCGAGCAACGACCTAATAAGAGGCCTGTACCTTCTGACCTGCGCGACTCCGGATCGCTAGAGCAAGACGCTGACATGATCATCTTTGTCTATCGCGACGAGGTTTATCATCCGGATACTGATCGCAAGGGTATTGCCGAGATAATCATTGGCGCCGCTCGAGAGTGTTCGCCTGAGACGTTCTTCAGCATCTTCCAAGGCAAGTACTCGAGGTTTACCAAGCTTGATCCTGCTGTATTCCAAGGCTGGGATGAGGAAGAGCCGGCGCCTAAGAGTAATGGCGGGACTAAGTGGAAGAAGGAAGGTTTCTAGTGGAGAGCGAGAATGACTATCTGTGTTACGAATGTTGGGCCGGTGAATTTGGCAACCCTTTCGACTGCCGAACGCCAGAGCATCGAAGATCACAAAGCGGACTGTCTCCAGAGATGGAAGCTAGCTCGGGACCATGCCAGCGCGATCTATTTGGGGTTGAAGGCGAATAGGGGGAGATTATGGGCAGAGCGGGAATTGAAGACTAAGTCCGAGATCGAAGCCGAAACCAGGCGCCAACTTAACTTATTGCTGAAGGTTAAACGATGAGTGAATTGTGGGAAGAGGCTGACATCCAGCTTCTTAGGTTTGGTGTTGCGGACGGCCTATCCATTAAGGAGATGGCCGTATCGCTCGGAAGGTCAGATAAGGCGATTAGAAATAAATGCTGGCGCCTTGGATTGCTTGAGTCTCGCGAATGGACGGAAGACCAGATACAGATGATCCGCGACGAGTACGCTACCGAAAAGCCAGTTCGAATTGATAGGCTTGAAGAGCTGACAGGCAAGACAAGGGCAGCGATATTCCTCAAGGCTTCTAGGATTGGCCTTGGAGACAGGAATAGGAAAGTTGTCGAATTCCGAAAGGAGTACCCGAACAAATTCGATACCAAGGAAGAGCTATCGGCCTTTCATTCAGAGAGACAGAAGAAAGCGCTTGCAGAGAATGGACATCCACGAGGAATGCTAGGGAAGAGCCACAGTGAAAGCACGAAAGCCGCGTTATCATCGATATGCACCGAATGGAACCGGAGCCTTACCGATGAGAAAAGGATTGAATATCTGATTAAAGGAACGAAGACGAAGATGGCTAACGGCACATACGCACCACCACGCAAGAACTGCACATGGAAGGCTGCATGGCATGAGATCGGAGGAAAGCGTAAATACTACCGGTCCAAGTGGGAATCGAACTACGCCTATTACTTGGAGTCGTTGAAGGTCAACGGAGAGATCAAAGATTGGACGCATGAATCAAAGGTATTTTGGTTTGAGGGAATCAAGCGCGGCTGCGTTAGCTACCTGCCAGACTTCCATGTTATCCAGAACGATGGATCAGACGAATACCACGAGGTTAAGGGCTGGATGGATGCCAAGAGCGTTACTAAGATCAAGCGCATGGCTAAATATCATCCAGATGTCAAGCTAATTGTGATCGATTCCAAGGCTTACACGGCTCTGCAAAAACAAGTGAGCGCAACCGTTCCAGGCTGGCAGAAATAGCTTGACGCCAACCCAGCAGCACCGTAAATTGTTTTCACATTCAGAGGGAGTACAAAAATGAACATCGAATTCAAAGACGGCAAGATCACCATCGACGCTTACGACCTGCTTAGCTCGATGACTGATGAGCAGAAGCTTGACCTGGCAGAACGCCTGAGCTGCGAAGAGGTAATCATCAAGCATGTTGCTGAGCAGATTTTTGACGGGCTTACCGAGAATGGTCACTCTGGTTGCTTCGGTTCAGGGTCGCCATACCACTCAAGCGCATTGATGGACGCTAAGCTGCGGGTTGCTAACGAGGCAGGCGACGTAGCCAAGAGCGAGATCTCTACGCTTCAGTGGAAATACGAGCACGCTCACGCTCAAAGCGAGAAATACAGCAAGGCATACTTCGACCTGCTGCATTACGCTGAAGACAAGTTCGGCTACGGCTCTGTTCCGCGCGCTATCTAAGTGTTTTCCAGAGAACAGTTAAATTGAGAGTTTGGAGGGGTGTGATGGACGAACAAGAATGGATGGAATTGGCAGCAAAAGCCGCAGGCCTGTACGTATGTCGTGATGCGTCTGTAATTGGCGTTACAGAATTCGGGATTGACCTATGGGTAAAGGAAGAAAAATTCGGAACATATCGCGCTTGGAATCCTCTTGATGATGACGGGGATGCATTCCGTCTCGCCATGAGCCTGGATATGACGGTTAACTGCAACAGAGACTCACTAACCGTTATCGTTCAATCATGGCGTCCAAAGCTTTGCAAAGCTGTACGAGGCAACGAAAATAACGAAGATGTACGACGCGCGATTGTTGAAGTCGCAGCAATGATTGGGAAACTCTTGTAATGACCCTAACCGACCTACTCACCCTCCTAATCGCCATCTACGAAAAACACGGCGACCTACCACTCGCTACAGGCTTCGACGACCATAAGCCTATTGTGGGGGCGCTGGTGTCGGAGTTCGAACACAACTCGGATTTAGGCAAGAAGGGCGAGCTGTTTGTGGATTTTTACTGAGGGATAGATGATGAATGAATTTAAGGGGACACCTGGGCCATGGAAGTGGAACGATAGATATCTCGGCCTTAAGAATCGAGAACTCAAGCGTGATGTATTCCACTTTGAGCCATACGAAGGATTAGCTCTTAGGCCTTATGGAGAGTCGCAGGAAGCGAAAACAGAGCGGGCAGCTAACGCTAGACTGATCGCATCCGCACCTGACCTTCTATCCGCCCTCCTAGCCATAACCAACTCCGGCCCCGACGCAATACCGATCAAGGAGGCGTTTGAGATGGCGCATAGGGCGATTGAGTTGGCGAGAGGAGGAAAGGTATGACTGTCTATGTGGATGACGAGCAGATCACGTTCGGGCGCATGAAGATGAATCACATGATCGCCGACACAGACGAAGAACTGCACGAGATGGCTGACTTGATTGGCGTTCAGCGTAAATGGCATCAGAAAGCAGGTACTCCGACTAGCCACTACGACATATGCCTGTCAAAGTCTGCATTAGCCATCAAACATGGCGCAAAACTGATAGATCGCGAGCAATTACGCGACATAATCAACCGAAAGAAAGCAACAAGAAATCAATAACTTGTATACAATCCTGACCAAATAATCGCCAAGATCCCATATATTGGGATTGGAGGAAGCATGAACGACATACGCGCAAAGTTTGAAGAGATTTGGCCGGTGCCTGAGGGTGTGTACTGGCGCGACTCCAAAGGCCAGTACGGCTGTGATAACCACACTTACGAAGACGCAATGGACACGCACAATATTCGTCTCGACACCTTCACCCGCTGCCAGGAGACGACAGATGTTTATGTGTCGCTGGTGGATGAGCTGCTTAAGAGCATGAGGCTGATTGAGACAGCGAGATCAGACCTTTACGCGATTGGTGTAGCCCGCGAATCCATTGGCCGCGCTAAGCAGAAACTGGAGCAGATCAAATGATTGGATTCAAAGAGATTCAGCTTGAGTTGCCTACAGTGATCGCGCACGAGCCTATGCGTACGCCTGATCTTGGAGATTACAAGCCAGCCGGTGTGCGCCTGGCTAAGATGCTGGCTCAGTACGACGAATCGCCATCATCGCAATTGTGGAGCGACATTCAGCGGTTGGCGCGGGAAATACTGAAATGAGCAAACTATGGTGTCTTTTCGGAGTTCACGATTGGAAGATTATCGAAAAGGGTCCGTATTTGCTCACGTACTCAGATAGCAGTGATCGAAAGGAGGGACACTGGTTCCATCTGCACTGCAATCGATGCGGAAATCTTAAATACAAAAAACTCGTTTAATCTGCTTGCAAAACCACCAAAAGGCTCCTAATGTGAGCCTTTCTTTTTGGATTATTTTTGGAGGGGTGTATGACTTACGACGAACAGGTTAAGGCGCTAGAGATCAAGCATGGCTGGACGCTAGAGGAGGCCGGAGATTGCGGCTGCAATACGCGCCCTAACGGGCCATGCGAGCGATGCTGGAGTCTCGGCTGGGCAATCGGCGGGATTGAGGTGCGTGCCAAGCTTAAAGATTTTCCGGAGAACCCTTAATGCCAACGCTGAGCATCCTAGGGCTCACTCTGGAGGCCGATATCCAGTACGCGCATACAGAGCCAGCCACCAAGCACGCAAACGGCCACAGCGAGCTTGAGTGGACTCTTGAATCAGGCGCCGACGAAATAGGCGAAACAATTTCAAAAGAATCGCTTGACTTAATCTCGATCCAGTTCCAAAGTGACATCGAACGCGCTATTTGGGCGCAGATAGAGGGAAGAAATCATGGATAAGCCAGATTGGTCAGAAGCTCCGGAGTGGGCTAAGTGGTTGGCTCAAGACAAAGACGGTGATTGGTATTGGTGGCAGGATGAGCCTGTTGTCCTACGCGAACCGTTCTGGATGCCTAACGCAGACGACACCGGCGAGATTGGGCTTGCAAAACCTGCAAAATTCAATGAAGTAATTCTTGAGTGGACAACTAATCTGGAGCAAAGACCATGAGCATCACAGTAACCCAAGCACGCATCGCACTCGAAGCCGCACACATGGCATACATCGGCGCAGACATCGAACACCCGACCGCTACCCATATCGCAAAAGAGGCGCTGACCAATGCGCGCCACGAATACTGGAATGCTTGTGCTGCGTTCTGCACTAAGCTGGAATTCGCCACGGATCTTGGTGAGGCTCACGAGAATCTGGTTGCGCAGGGGCTTTGGACATGAGCGAGTTGCAGCCTGGGATGTTGGCGCTGGTGGTTGGATGCGTCAGGAACCCCGTGAACATCGGTAAAACTGTAACCCTGTCACGAGAGGCTTTCGATGGTGACATCGGACCTGATTCAATGCCTTATAGCGGCGATAGAACATGGCTAATTACAGGTGAGTCATTAGTCTGCGTTGACGTGCTTGGCCGTGAGAGAAAAAGTAGCTATAGTTATGCAAAATCTGAACATCTCATGCCCATCAAGCCCGAAGCCGACCCGCTACACGTAACCCATAAGGAAGAACTACATGCGTGAACTTATCGATGAAATGATTGCTCGCGGATGGACACTGAGCCTGATCGCCAATCGCAGCGGCGTCAGCCAGAACCGGCTTGAGCGCGGGGTGTTTGGTGTGAGGGAGGAAAGGGCCTTGCTACGTTTGGCAGAAGAAGAGTGCGGCATCGACTTAGACGACATGGAGCTTCAAGAATGAAATCCACCGAATTCCTACAGGCAGCAATCGACGTTCAGGCTGAGCGCGGGGTTACATACGACAAACCTACAGGCGAGCGCTCCATGGGAGCCACTGTGAAAGCCTTCAATGCCATCACGGGGCGCGATCTGTCCGAGGCTGAGGGATGGTTGCTTCTTCAGACGTTGAAGGACGTGCGGCAGTGGCAGAACCCTTCCAAGTATCACCATGATTCCGCTCTGGATGGCGTGGCTTACTCGGCACTTAAGGCTGAGGCTCTCAGCGAAGAACAAGTGGTCGCGCCTTCACATATTGTTTCGGATTTGCCTGATGGGTATCGCTGGGAAGATGCGCGCGATGGTTTTGAATGGTTCGCTACAGATCCAGAAGGGGCATTCTGGTTCAAAGATGAACCGCTTGCAAGGTCCGGCGGAACTGTGTGGGCATGGCCTGGAGGCGGTGGGTGCGACCCTATTGACGATGACCGCAAAGAACTATTCAAATGCAAACGCCCAACGAGCACAGCCAAATGACCGAATACAACGAGCAGCTAGTCAAGGAAGCGATTGATTCGGGCGCTACTAATGCAATCATGGCTGAGGCTTTAGGAGTTAGCGAAAGGACTATGCGGCGGTGGAAGGCTAAGCTTGCTGTGTCTGGCTATAGCCCCGAGCATGACATGACGCGCCAGGTTCCGGATGGCTTCAAGGTCAAGGGTGTGAGCTCCTACTACAACCGAGACGGCGAGCTCTCTGGTCAGTGGGTCAAGAGCTCAGCCGATAATGATCGTCGCTACGAAATGATGGTCGAGGCGTGCGAGGCGCTTAAGGAGGATCTGCCTGTTCTCGTGCCTCGCGCATACGCTGGTGAATACCTTCCCGACCTGATGGCCTGCTACCCAATCGGCGATCCACACATCGGCGAGTACATCTGGTCAGAAGAATGCGGCAAGAGCTGGGATCTGGGTATCGCTGAGCGCATGCACTGTGGCGCAATGGCTGCGCTTGTAGAGGCCGCACCGCGCACTGAGAGCTGCACTATCGTAAACCTTGGGGATGCAGCCCATTACGATTCCATGGCTGCCGTGACGCCTCGTAGCGGCCACCACTTGGACGCAGATAGCCGATACGCCAAGATGGTTCGCGTGCTGGTCAAGGTTATCCGCCAATGCATCGAGACGGCGCTCACAAAGCACAAGACCGTGCATATCATTAACGTACCTGGGAACCATGATGAGACTGGCGCTCTGTGGCTATCGATTGCGCTGGATCATATCTACGCAAACGAGCCTCGTGTGACTGTCGATACCAGTCCAGCACTGTTCAGCTACTTCGAGTTCGGCAAGAATCTTGTCGGCACCCATCACGGGCATTCGTGCAAGGCTGACAAGCTTGGGCAAGTAATGGCAGCCGATCAACCTCAGGCATGGGGGCGCACTGAGCATCGGGCGTGGTGGACTGGTCACGTTCACCACGAGAGCAAAAAGGAGTATCCAGGCTGCACGGTGGAGACGTTCAACACCCTGGCGCCAGGTGATGCCTACGCGACTGCTGGTGGCTGGAGATCGCGGGAGAACATGAAGTGCGTGGTACTGCACAAGGAGTTCGGCGAGGTTGCACGACATACAGTGCATCCGTCCATGCTTCACTAAAACGCATTCCATTTAATGCTTGACCGCGCTAACCACGCGGTCTAACCTTCACAAATACACACGCAGGAGGGCGCACCATGTTTTATATAGGCTTATCCCTAATCGTTATAGTGATGGCGGCACTGTTCGTCTTTAGCTCGCTGCTAATCGGCGTCAGGATCACTACCATCATCTGGCTCACTGCTACGTTCGTAATGGCAGTATTTGCTTTCGGGTTTTATCAATTGATGGGTGGGGCGTTATGATGCGTAAGGATGAGATTCAGGTTATCGGTGTTGCAAATATTCTTGATGTTGCTTGGTCGATTTCAGATGCCGGCAAGGCCAGACAAATCATTCTTGAGGTCGACAAGGCTCAGGCTGACGTAGGCTTCACAGAGGATTTAATCGTTACTCTGATTAAGGCTATGAAGAAAGAGTACAAGCGCGACAAAGAGGCAATGGAAGAATTTAAGAATCTGATTAATGGAGCGCTGAAATGATCAACGTTATCCCGCGCTGGACAAAAGGCGCACCATCCGCATTCAAGCCAGGCCAATTCCTAGTCTACGAATCCGGCGAGTATGCGCTGGTAGGCAGCAATACGGCTATCACGTCAACGCAGAAGATCGTGAAGCATACGACGCTGATTGAGGGGCATGAGTTGGAGTGGTTGCAGAGCATGGCGGTAGACAGGTCGTTAGGAGTGTTGAAATGAATAAGCCGGATTGGAAGGATGCACCACAAGACGCCACTAACTGGGCGCCAGAAACAGAAGATCGTCATGAGTCTTGGTATAAGAAGGACGGAGATGCGTGGGCGTGCGTTGCAGTAGATTCTTATCGAGTATTTAAGTCTAGATGGTTTTACCTTGGAGCTCAGACACCTAGAATTGATATGGAGCCGCGCCCATGACAACCATAATCGCAATCTACCTGGCAGTCGGGTTCTTCTCGTACTGGCCGGCACTTTACAACTGGGATGCGTACGAACCTTGCGCCGAGGTTCGCTGGTATCACTTTATCGCTGCATGGGCTCTCTGGTGCGTTTGCTGGCCTATTCGTTATGCGCAAGATGCTTGGTATTGGTGGAGGGCTAAAAAGTGATTTACGAATGCATAGGCAAAGGTGGCAGATATGTTGTAATCGGTAAGACGATTGGCGCAGGTTACAGTAGAGGCGAATCGGTTATTGTGTACAAGGACGAGGCGACGGGTCAGCTATTCCACAGGACCGAGATCGACTTTAATACCAGAATGCAGGAAATCAAGGAGTAATCTCCATGACCACAATCAACGACCTAGACCAAATCAACACAATGGCGATGATGACCATGTGCGAGCTTGGGTATGCGCGGTATGAGCGGTTTCTTTCTACGTTGCCGCTGGATGATGAGGCGGGGGATAAGCTGCGTACGTTCATCAATGACTGGGTTGAGAAGGAGCATGAGCTAGAATTGCGAATTAGAGTGTCACCTAAATACAAAACTGTGCAATAATAACGGCAAGCGATACCTCCCCTCCGTCGCCCGCTGCACCTTCAGCCCATCGTGAACCGTCCGATGGGCTTTTTTTTGCCTATTAAATGGCAGTTTTTACGCAAAACAGGCAGAATATGTGCAGTTTTATGCCTGTGTTATCATTCCTGCATCCGGCGACAATGCCAGCGCAGGACCTGAAATCCTGTTAGCTTCCGGATAACACCTGTCGCAGTACTCAGGAAACCCCGTCGAGATAGCATGCGGTAGTGCTCGGCGTAAGGTGAGACGCAGGTGATCGCAGCAAATTGGACTAGACGTAGAGCTGCACCAACCTGCAATAAGGTCGATGACCATAGAGTCGGTAATGGGTAAAGTCAATTAATGCCGTTTAGGCAAGGATAAGAAGACTGGTGACGACCGGTTAAAGTCGTCCAGCTTTCGGTATGCAACCTGTTCACTCAGAGCCAGCCGATTGATGGGCGCGTAAATGGATTGGGAGTTCCCGGTCGCAGCAACACACGCCCCAAGCCTATGACTTCGGTTATGCTCAAATCGGGGCGTTTTTATGTGCGCGAAAATAGTTGTTGACGGCGAATCCTGGCCGGCGTAGATTTTGCTCATCAAAACGCGCCCTGGTGAGTCAAAGTGAGCAATTTTACTGCTGAAGAAGTTTACGAGATGGCATTTTACAAATTCCTTGAGGTTTCTGTTGATGGTTACGCAACTCTTCGAGATTGCCTTTGGTGTATGCCTTGCGTTGTAAAAGATAACTATGAGCTCCGAGTTGCATGGCTTCGAGGATGGAAAGACGCCAGATGACCATAAGCCCTCTTAACCGAGGGCTTTTTATTGCCAGTAGTTCGGTAATTCCGAACAACTGAAAAAGTGATATCACAAAGCCATGGAACCACAACTGATACAATTGGTTCAAATGGATTACATTCCACTAATCAGACCCATCAACGATGAAGAAGCCAATGAGCGATCCCACTAGCGACCCAAGCGTAATAGCTCAATTCTGGGATAGCTTGCCAGAACCATTGAAAGCCGCTGTTATGAACGTCGCGCTTAGTACTGTGATGGCGTTTCGGAATAAGGAGCGCACATTCTGGACTGCGTTTCTTGAGGTTACGGGTGGTGGGTTGATTACGTTCATGGCTGGATCAGCAGTTGAGGCGTTTGGTCTGTCTAACGGCTGGTGTTTTGCGATTGGTGGCGCGATTGCAGTATTCGGAATCGATCAGGTTAAAGCCTTCGCCTCCAAGTTCGCGGAAAAGAAAGTAAGCGAATAGGCTACAATGGCTTCCTAAATGGAGGCTTTTTAATGGCTAATAGACCAATCGTTCACACAGGGGATAAGACCTCTACTGTCGGGCGCTCAAGAATGTTTGAGACTCCTGATGATTTGCGTGAGGCTTGCCTTGAATATCTGGCTTGGTCGCACGCTAACCCTCTGCAGGAAGAGAAGCACTTCTGCTCGGCGGGGCAAATAATGACTGCTTACATGAGCAAGCCCCGCGCCGTAACCATAGTCGGCCTATGCCTACACCTTGGCATTCATCGTCATACCTGGCAGAACTACCGCATCAGCGAAGAGTTCGATCTTGTCTGCGATGAGATCGAAGACCGCATGAAGCAGTACAAGTTCGAGAATGCCGTTGCTGGGCTCATGAACCCTACGCTGATTGCTCGGGATATTGGGCTTGTTGAGAAGTCGAGCGTTGACCTGACTAGCGGCGATGGCACCATGAGCCCGCAGCAGCTTACCTTCAACATCATTAAGCCTAAAGATGCAGTTTGATATCTCATCTGCCTATCTGCCGTTCGTTGACCTTGAGAATGTAGCTACAAGGCGCGAGCTGCTGCGTGATGCGCGGTATCACATCATGGAAGGTGGCCGAGGGGGCGGAAAGAGTCACTTTATCGCTGAGCTTCTAGTCGTTGAGGGCTATCTACAGCCTCAGCGCATCCTCTGTACGCGCCAGATCCAGAAGTCAATCAAGGCATCAGTTCTCCAACTCTTGGCTGACAAGATCGACAAGCTCGGGCTGTCTTGGTTCTACGACGTACAGCGTACGCAGATCGTCGGCAAGAATGGCACCGTCTTTCTGTTCGAGGGCTTGCAATCCAACATCGATAGCATCAAGTCGATGGAAGGCATCACCCGAGTATGGATTGAAGAGGCACACGGGGTTGTTGACGACTCCTGGCAAGTCCTGATCCCGTCCATCCGTGGAGCTGGCTCGAAGTTCATCATCTCCATGAACCCTGGAAACATCATGGACGCTAGCTATGTTCGCTTTGTGGCTAATCCGCCATCGAGCAGCATTCATCGCAAGATCAACTACGACTCCAACCCGTTCTTCCCTGAAGTGCTTGAGACTGAGCGTCTAGAGTGTCTAAGCCGTTTTCCTGATGCTTATCCGCACATCTGGCTAGGTGAGCCAACAGCAGACAGCGAGCACGCCATTATCAAACCGTCATGGATTCAGGCGGCAGTAGACGCGCACATTGTGCTTGGCTTCAAGCCAGAAGGCATCAAGGTTGTAGGCATGGACGTTGCCGACGAGGGTGCCGACAGCAACGCAATGACCGCTCGTCACGGATCGGTAGTGTTCGACCTTGAAGAGTGGCGCAAAGGTGACGTGATATTCAGCGCTAACAAGGCGTTCGCATATGCAGACCTAAACGGATTCGATCAGCTCACTTATGACTCTATTGGTGTAGGCGCTGGCGTGAAGGCTGAGACGAATCGATTGATGGATCAACGCCAATCATCCAGGCAGATGCAGGTTTCCGGCTTCAACGCTGGAGGCGCAGTAATGCAACCAGAAACCGAGTACATGGTCGGCAAGAAGAATAAGGACATGTTCTCGAACATCAAGGCGCAAGCCTGGTGGCAGATGCGCGACCGCTTCAGCAAGACCTACAAGGCCGTCAGAGAAGGCGTGGGCTATCCGCCTGACGAGCTTATCAGTCTTTCGTCAACGCTTCCACATCTTGAGCAGCTTAAGGCCGAGCTATCACGGCCGATGGTTGACTACGACAACAACGGACGCGCAAAGGTCGAGAGCAAGAAGGACATGGCTAAGCGCGGCATTCCATCGCCTAACCTGGCCGACTCGCTGATCATGGCGTTTGCACCTACTGAGCAATCTGCTGGCGGCATCCTGCTCCCTCGCAGACTTCGCCGGTAACTGTTCTCCGGAAAACAGTTGACGACGAGCCGAATACGCTGCTACATTCGGCTCACAACTGAAACGGAGGCGGTAAAGATGGCGACGGTTAAAGAGCGAGAAGTGGTTAGCGAGATCATGAATCTTGCGTGTGACGTAAACGCGGAAGGCAAGGTGTCGGTGAGCGCTGAGGTGAATTCAGGCGGGATCACAATTCGGATTTCTCCGGTAGAAGTGAGTGATACTGATGACTGGCAGTGGATTTACTACCCGAGGACGCAGGCTTACTTCGAGAATGAATCATTCGACGCTGACTACTTCGACAAGCCAGCAGCTGAGTTCATCGCAGAACTGAAGAAACACCACCCACAATTCGACGCGGACGGGGTTAAGTTATGATCAGCTTGGATAACACGAGTGACAAGGTTAGCAAAGTCAGCCATGCTATTGGCTTCAAGACGCTAACCTATCCAAAAGGATTCACCTTGAAAATGAAAGAGTGGAATTCTCTTGATGCCGAGCTAGTTCCGCATGATGAGCGCCAGCAACCTAAGCAATGGTCAGGCCCTCAAGATGGGTTGCCGCCAGTTAATACTGAGTGTGAAGTAGAAACGGATTATGGCGTATGGGAGCATGGCATTATTCTTTGTCATGGTTACGACGACTTCAAACCTCATGCCGTCGCTCAGTGCGCTAGCGGTTTATGGATGGAAGAAGTAAATGGATTCCGCGCAATCCGCACACCAGAACAACTAGCCGCCGAACTCCGCGAAACCGCAATCCGCGAGTTCATGGATGTCGTCGGGACAGATTGCCGAGTAACTGCCGGTAAAGCGGTTGATGCTGGGTTTAAGCGGTAACAATCAGCCAAGGACTTGACAAACACAAAAACACCATCTCCCAAATGTCCACGATCCATAAACCGTGGACATTTGCGTTTTGGTGTTTTCTCATTTGTCAAGTTTGCGCTTTGCTCGCTCGATGATTCCGGGGGAGAGTGGGTTTCCTTTGTCGTCGACAAGTACGCTAACCGTGGAACATTTGCAGTTGATACTTTGCCCAGACTCTGCCCACCATGCGCGCTGATCTGCTACAGAGTGCAAGGTTCCATGACGAGCACGGTGATTCGGCCTAGTGGTCGGTGACAGTGCGCTTAGGTGTAGCTCAAGAGTCTTGATGCCTAGATCAACCCGCGCAGTCTCAGCCTCGTCCATGCGTGCTTGACGGAAGGCGTTACCAACTTCGGTACGTGCAATCCGTTCGCCTCTGCGCTGATTGATTCCAGTACTTGCCGCAATGTCTTTGGCTATGATCCTTGGATTGAGCCCTGCAATCATTCCGCGAGTAAGCGCGCCCGCTAGATCCGTCTTCGCTTGTGCCGTAAAACCTTTCATGAGCTCAAACTCTCGCGCACGCAGGAGTCCGATACGCTTACGGTATGGCTCGCTGAATAGGATGGCATCAAGTGATGGCTTTGTTAGCGCGTATAGTTCGCTCTGCACTGTTAGGTTCGCAGCCTGTACTGCCGTACCCTGGATGTATGCAGGCTCTACATAAGCGCGCATGCTCCACAATTCTTGCTCGCCACCTTCCAGCAGGATCAGTTCTGCGATTCGCTCAATCTCGCTGTTGATGCCCAGCAAAATCGCCTGATCAAGCTCAAATTGGTAGCTTGTGGCATTCGTCTGCATGGCGTTAAGGGTGATGACCGTGTAGTTCTGATCGCGCAGAATCCTCAAGACCTCTTTGCCAACAGCAGCTACGCGCCTATCAAAGTCGCGGATGAATTTCCTCTCTCTAGAATCCATCCCGGTCGGGTCATCAAGTGTTCTAGGGAGAATCGGTTGCCCTGGCATGCTATCACCTCGTAAGAATTGGTCAATTTTAGCATTGTGGTAGAATTGAATCGCGGCTATCCCGGCCAGGAGAAAAGGCTTAACGCTGAAAGCTCTGCCGCAACATTTCATCAGCGAAACCTTCAGCGAGGTTTTTAGTGATTTCAATCGGTCATCAGTGGTCTTGCGACAACGGCGCAAAACTAACATTCATCTCAGAATCAAAGCAAATCAACGGGCATCGTGTCGCGGTATTGAAATGCTCTATCTGCTCAAAAGATAAACAGCTTTGGCCTGCCGGATCCATAAGATCGAAGATACCGCACCTCAACACAGGGAGGCGTCCGTGCGGATGCTCAATTTCTCCAAAGTGGTCTGCTAGTCAGCAGGCTCTTAGGGCATCAAGGGCTTTAGCTGAAGACGGTTATTTTTTCATCGCATGGGAAAATGAATTCAAAGGAAAAGAATCAAAGCTGATTGCTCACTGCCCAAAACACGGCAGCTTCAATGTGGCGATGGGTCATTTAATGACAAGCGGTACTCGCTGCCAGTCCTGCGGAAATTTGAGAAAGTTATTCTCCGAGCCGGAGATTATGGAGAGACTCAGCGAGTCAATTCTTGGGCGTAACTGGTCATTCTCTAGATTTGTTGGCAGCTTCAACGGGTACGCATCAAGAGCAATAATGGAGTGTTCTCAGCATGGCGAGTGGGAAGCATCTATCGACACAATTTATCGACACAGATGCGGATGCCCGTCTTGCGCTGCTAACGGTTTTCAAAACTGTAAGCGATCAGTTGTATATGCGCTTAGAAGCGATTGCGGAGCCTACATAAAGGTGGGTATATCCGGGCAGCCAAAGAAAAGATTCCTCAAGCTTTCTCGGTCAACGCCTTTTGATTTTGTGGTTGTTCGCATCATTAGATGCGCTGGCAACAAAGCCATTGCAATTGAATCAAGGATTCACGCGACATTTGAAACGGCAGGATTCAAGGGATGGGACGGCGCAACCGAATGGTTAAAATACGACCCATCAATAATTGACGCGCTCAACACTCACTAAAAGAAAGGCCTCAATTAAGAGGCCTTTTTCTATTGCACGGCTGCCGGATCTTCTGGCGGGGCAATATCTGGTAGCGGCGGCAACTCTACATCGTTGTCATAGCCACCAACCTCGCGCATCTCTTCAGCCGTGAATACAGGCTGCCCACTAGCAAGCATCTTGCTATTCACATCAGCCATCTTGACGACAATGCTGATCTTCTCGTCCTTGCTAGCCTCGGTCAGATCATCCCAGCATACCGAGTATTCCAGAGTAAGCAGAACACCAAGCCGCATCAGATGATCAACAAACGTCTCAATATCCGACGACAGCAGGCTAACTCGGCGACCTTGGCAACGCTTGTTAAACGTCTTCTGGTCCTCTGTGGACGCACGCTCGCCAGTCTGATTGCCAACGATGATCTTGGACGGGATGCGGATAGAGGCGCAGAAGGATTGCAGGGATACGTCGAAGGCCGGGATTGGATCTGGAACGTTCGCTACCAGAGGCGTTACGGTAGCGCCCTTGGTGATTACCGTCTGATCCTGCCCACGGTTCATGCCGCGCGTTACTTCGTCGAAGATCTCTTGCAGCTCGCCGGTAGCCACGCCATGAGCGCGGGCAATAGCGTCCAGGTCAACCTCTTTATCGAAGTTGATCGCCAATTGACGGCTAGCGTTCTTCAGGAAGGATTCGCCCGAACCGCCAAGCACCTTCTCCATATTCACGCAGTCGTTGAAGCCGGCTTGCAGGAAGGGGATGCCATTGCGCATGTCGCCGATTACAACAACGCGATCAGGGTGAACAGTGATGATTCGGCCTGGCTCGCCATCTTTGTTCGTGTTGAGCGCGTTTTCGGTATAAATGAACTCTTTAGGCTTGCCGAAATTGATATCTGCCGGGTTATCGTACCAAGCAGAAACCCAAATCTGAGCCTCCCAAGCCGGGATCAGGTTAATCAATTGCTGCTCAGAAGCTTTGCCTACTGGCTGATCCCACTGCTTCGAATCCTTGAATTGCAGAAGGATGCACGAATAACGCCCAACGAGACGGCGCATATCAGCATCGCGGAACTTCTCCCACAGCTTCAGGCGTTTGGCGAGCTTCTTGAATTGCTTCTCCCAAGCAGTCGGGGCCTCTGCGCGATCTTCCTCGTCGCCTTCGATAACCTCGGGGTCAGTAGACCAGCAGTTCTCGTTGAGCGTCATTACCGCGCCATGAGCAATACCACCGCGCTCGAATAGGCGATAGTAGTCGTTGAAGCAGAGAACATCCTTATAGCCGTAGCTGCACCAGGCATCAGGGCGCTTATTGTCAATCCCGCCCATCAGCAGAGACTGGCGGCTCATCACAGCCTGACGCTCGCTCAATGCCGAGTTCAGCGCCAAATCTAGTGCAGGCGTGCGTTTCACAGTCATAAAATAGGGCCTCGTAAATTATCCCTATTTTAGCACTTGCTTGCGTGGCGCGGATGGGCTAAGGTTTGTGTACTTTAAATGGAGGGTTGGAGATGGCTAGGCTGGTGGAGATTTTGGCTCTGGAGATGGAAAAGTGGCCGGAAGGTGTTACGCATTTGACGCAGTCAAGTGTTGACCGCGAGATTTATGATGCTCGCGATGGCAAAGAAGAAGACTCGGTTGATTCGCTTAACCCGCGCTTCGATACTCGCAAGTCGCACACTGAGGGCGCATATCCAATCGTAACCCGCGCCCAATGGCAAGCCGAGCGCGACCGTCAGAAGGGTGGCGAGTGGAAGCGGCATCGTGGCGGCAAACAGCCAGTAGCTGATGATGTGGTAGTGGAGTATAAGCTTCGTGGCGGATATACTGACACATGGAGCGCTAGAAGCTTAAGCTGGAGCCATGAAGGTGGCGAGGGCGATGTAATGCAATACCGAATCATCAGCCAGCCACAAGCGGAGGAAAATACCTTTGCTGAAGCAGTCCATAAGCCAATCATTGAGGCTCTGAACACTATGGCATCAGAATGGCACACAGACCAAATCGACGGCCCGATCAAGTGGCGCGACACAATCATCCACTGCCAAGCCATCATCGAAGACTGCGAGCTGGAGATTCAGCGGAATGTTGACTTGCTGGATGCGGAAGGCCTGATGATGCAGACGGATAGCAAGAAGGCGATGCAGCATTATGATGCGCTGCAAGTTGAGCCGAAAGATTGGCAGATCGGCGATATCTTGGAGATTACTAAGCGGTCAGATGCAAATAGTCACGACTTCAGGCTTGGCGAGCACGTAAAGGTTGATTTCTTTGATTTGGATGATGAGGATCTTCCTGTTCGCTGCTATGCGCTAGACGACTCTGATTACTGGTACATCAAGTATGACGATGCAAAGTTCGTCCGCCGTCCGTAACTACTAACCATCCACCAAAGCCCTCCTAACCCGAGGGCTTTTTTGTGCGTGCATGTTAAACTTGATTGGCTATCTAAAGAGAGATGATTGATGAAGCAGTGCACCGGATGCAAAATCACCAAACAGAGAACAGAATTCAGCGTGGCAACCGCGAAAAAGAGTGGATTGCAGCCTAGATGCAAGCAATGCCAAAGAGAATACAGAGATGCAAATAAGCACAAGATCAGGGCTAGATACGCAGCTAACAAGGAAGAGATAAATGCAAAAACAAGAGCATATTATGCTGAAAACAGGGAGGCTTGCCTTGCTCAAAAGAAGGAGTATTACGAGAAAAATAGAGACCCAATACTAAAATACGCAAAGGAAAATCAAGCTTTAGCCAACGCCAGGCACGCTAAGCGATGGAAGGAGGACGCAACCTTTAGGGCTTCTAGGCTCCTTCGCGCAAGAGTGGCTCACGCTGCGAGAATGCTCAGGCAAGATGTTACATGCGGCAAGCCAATTCGCTTAAGTATGGAGGTAATCAAGTCTCGTATAGAGTTCAATTTTCAACCAGGCATGTCTTGGGCCAATTATGGAGAATGGCAGATAGATCATGTAAAGCCTGTGGCTGCATTTGCGGTTCAGGGTCTTGATGTCAATATGGCGAACCTGCCCTGCAACCTAAAGCCAATTTGGAAGAAAGACAATGTGTTAAAATCTTCGACATTCAAAGGCGTGTTTTGGCGCTACAAGTCCACGCAGAGTGCTAAGAATGAAGAAGACAAGGGTTAACATCCTGTCGGCGGTTAACGCTGACTCGATCAAGATTGAGCGCACGGAGGTAGCTGGCGAGAAGTACGCGGTTATCAAGAATGTGCTATGGATGAAAGACAACATTGTGCTCAACGATGGTCTGTACTCTTCGTCAGAGAACGCAAAGGGTTATGCCTCGATGGATGGCCGCGTTATGCCATTTGGTCATCCAGAGGTTAACGGCCAGTACGTCGCTATCAGCTCGCTAGACAACGCTGATGTAGCTGTGGCACTAGGCAAGCACTACGGCGGTGTTCACGCCCAGAACGTGCGACAGAACGGTGAAGACTACCTAACTGAGGTCATGATCAATGAGCGTGTAGCCAAGTCGCATCCAGACGGCGAGATGCTGCTTAACTGGGTTGATAAGGCTGAATCCTATCAATCCGGCAATGGCGATAAGCCTGATCCGATCCAGATGTCTACTGGCTTGATGACTGCCCGTGTAAACGCCAAAGGCGAGTCTCGTGGTAAGCCTTATAGCTGGATCGCGACTCAGCAATCCTACGACCACCTGGCAATCCTGTTCCACGAACAAGGCGCCGGCGGTGATGAGGTTGCAATCGCGGTCAACTGCGAGTCGGTCATTAACTCCGTGCTGCCGACTGTCAACGAAGACGCCCTAGACGACTCATACGGCGAGAAGCTTGCCATCTTGAGCGAGGCAGTCAAGGAGCGGTTTGCTACTTCGGACAGTTACGCATACGTGCAAGACTTTGATGATCGTGCGCTGATCTACGTAACACCAGAAGGCACTTACACCATCGACTATCACTACGAGGGTGACAATCCAATCCTCACTGGCGAATCGAAAGTTGTAACTGTTGAAACGTCGTACAAGGTGAAAACTAACTCCATGATTGAGCACGTCCGAAGCGTGCTAAAATATTTCAGTACCAAAACTAAACAGCCAGTCGTGGCTAATGTTATCGAGGATTCAGAGATGGACAAAGTTGAACTTCAAGCGATGCTTGATGCTCAGGCTGAGAAACTTAGCGGTGCGTTCAACGCTCAGCTGGAAGCTCAATCTGTGACCATCAATGCATTGCAGGAATCGCTGAAGGCTAACGCCGAAGCGGGCCTGAAAGACAAGCGCGCCGCAGTAGCAAAAGTTCACGGCGAAGTTGTTGCAAACGCCCTGAGCGGTGAAGCTCTGGACGCAATGTTCGCTAGCGTGCAAACCGCTGCCGGCATCGTTTCGGGCGCGCCAGTTACCAGCGCAAAAGACGAGTTCGAAGGCTATAGCTTGAACCAAGCTGATCAGGAGGCCAAATAATGGCTAACGTTATCTGGCGTGGTCCTGTGCATCTCGCACAGCCTGATTCGCGCACCGCAAAGACTGGCGCAAGCATTCTGCCGGGTCTCGCTGTAACTTTGACCGCTGGTGTGTGGCAGTTGGCTGCAACCTCTAAGGTTGACTTTTTCATCATGCACAACCGCGCCTATATCGGCGAAACCGTGGATACCGCTGTTCCGTCCGGCGAAACTGGCGAGGCGCTCAAGCCTGTAACTCAGTACGAGTTCAACGTTCGCTTTGCCGCCGCTACCTACGCGCCAGGCGCAGTGCTCAGCGTCGCAGCCGGCCAGTTCAAAGCAGCCGCAACCGGTGAAGTCGCTGTAGCCGTATTCGACGAAGCAGCCTCCCGAGCAATCTCCGCGAACGGCCTCGGTGACGTCCGTATCCTGCCTAACTCCTACGTGGTGTAAGAACAATGCCTATTTTGACCTTTAACAAAGAGCAGGAAGCAGCCGTAATTGGCAAGCGCCGCGCTCACAATGCCCGCCAAGAGCGTCTCGCACGAGATAGCGAAGGCGAGCTGATTGGTAACGCCTACACCATCCCTCGCGATGCTTGGGCCACCTACGACAACGACCTGATCACCTTGCAGCGTGCGCAGCTTGGCGTATTCAGCGACTTGGCGAGCCTGCAAAAGAGCGTTCCAATTGGCAAAGTCCTGCACTACTTCTCCAAAGTCGGTGACCAAGGCGAAGTGAACAGCTCGATTGATGGCCGCAGCCGTGCGAAAGCAGACGCTCCAGTCATTGATTACGAAGGCACTCCGGTTCCAATCTACGACACCACCTTCACCTTCGGCTGGCGCGATGTTGAAGCAGCTCGTCAAGACGGTGGCTGGCAGTACCTGGACGCCGCTACTCGCGACAACGGCAACCGTCGCATTTTGGAAAAATTGGAAGACCTGGTAATTAACGGGGACACCAAGTTCAACGTGGCCGGCAACCAGATCTACGGTATCCGTACCGCGCCAAGTCGCGCTACTGGTAACTTCGGTAACGTCGATCTGGTAACCGCTACCGGTGCTCAGTGGGTTGAAGCGATCAAACGTGTTCTTCTCGGCCTGCAAGCCAAGAACTTCTACGGTGGCGCCACGATCTACCTGAATTACGGTGACTGGTTCGCTGCATCGGTTAACGACTACGTTACCGCCGCGCCTCAGAACACCATCCTGGCTCGCCTGATGGCGATTCCTGGTGTTGTTGCAATCGTTCCATCCACCGCTGTTCCAGTGAACGAAATCCTCGCCGTTGTGAAAGAACGCCGAGTGCTGGAAATCCTGACTGCGATGCCTGTTACCACCATGCCGATTGAACGTAAAAACTTCACCGACGAGTACAGCTTTCAGATCATGAGCGCGGTAGCTCCACAGTTCAAGCGTGATAATTCTGGAAATTCTGGCGTGGCGCAGTTTGTAAAAGGCGCATAACACTCAGATGTAAAATAGGGGCCTTAAGTGGCCCCTTTTTATTTAGGTGGAAAAATGAAAGAGTTTATGATCACAGAGCGCGGTTATTTCATTGATGGCGTTGAGCAGAAAATTGGATCTCGCCATAGATTCGAATCAATGCCTTCTATCTTGGTTAACAAGGCAAAAGAGGTTGGTGCTTCTGAGTTGACGCTAGAGGTAGCCACGCCTCGGCGCGGAAGACCACCGAAGGACTCTGCTCAAAAATAGACACGATATCTTCATCGTATCTAAGCCATTCAGTACATCCATCGAACCCAGACAGTCCTGCGCTCATGAACCTGGATTGAATTTCCATTTCCTTGTCATGAGCCATTCCGCCATCTGTAAATATTTTTCGATGCAGCGTGAACTCAAATGGTGTTGCGTTGGCTAGCTTGACCATTCTCGTTTTTATGTCAGCAGTTATCCCGACCTTAAGGAATGCACAGTCTTTTGACTTAAGGCAGTAAAGGTATGCTGGCTCAGTTCTTTTGTAGCCATACCCGGCGCAAGAAGGGCAGCCAGCACCACGGGCATGCGAGCTTGCTTCCTGCTCGAACTCTCCGTGATCGCGACAGGTGACTACAATCTTTTTATCCATGCGAATAAATTTAGTCCTGGAGTAGTCGTATATTTCGCCGTGAGTTTCTCTAGCCCTAGCTATAAACGATACCGTGTTGTATTTCTTACCCGAGCAATACTGGCATCCGTATCCTCTAATAAAATCACTTGCTATCATCTCGAACTTCCCGTGATCAGAGCATTCGGCAGTGATTCTGGATTTGTTGTTTATGTAGACGGTTTCTTCATATCCATACCTTTCGCCATGAACAGATTTGACTCTATCAATAAACTCTTCCTGCGTTGGTCTATAGACTCCGCCGCACTTTGGGCACCCATCGCCCCGGCAGTGCGATCTAGGCTTCTGAAGAAACGGGCCGTGCTCCCTGCAAACAATCCTAACCTTTGACTCTGAAGCCGAATATTCTGATAGCGAATAATCGTAACGGTCCCCATGTCTTTCTTTTGCTGATTTAACAAAGTCAGCTGTTGTTTTTCTAGCTACCATTCAATCTACTCCATTATTCTCCGAGTAAAGAATAACAGATTTATTCTGGAAATGCTTGAAAAAAAGACAGAAAAAAGCCCTCGCGATTGAGGGCTTTTCATTTGTTCATTCAGATCGATCTTGCTGCCTGCTCGTTTAGCCTGTCTACATCTTCTTTGCTTGGTTGTCGCGGACTGCCAGCCAGCGCGCTAATCAGCTTCGGAATCAGGACTCTTTGAGTAAAACTCTTGCCGATTCCGATTTCGTAGATACTGCCAAGCGCATGCAGGAAAACGATTTTAGTGATGTGCAGATTCATTGCGGTGACTCCTTGGGTGTGTAGCTTCCTATTGTACTGACTAGGCCCCAATGAAGGGGCCAAGTTTTAGATCAGGATAAGCAGAATGAGCCATAGCATGGTCGTATCTCCTGTTTGGTTGCCGGTCTGGCTTCCTTGAAATAGACATTAGGCTTGATCGGATCCAACGTCAATGCTCGCATGATAAAATAGATCTAAATTTAAGCGAGTTCCGACCAATGGCAATGATCTACGAAATCCCACGCGGCAGTCTAGAAACGGGACCGATGAGTCTGGATTATGACTCGGGACTGGCGACTATCCAGTATTACAACGCTGGAGGGGTCGAGATTACGCCGACAGGGGTTGCGACGATTAGCGTTAGCCCGACGTTGACTGGAGAGAATTTCAAGAGCGTAAACCCGTCAGCTCTTGGTCAGTGGTCGTTTGAAGGGCCGGCTTGCAGGTTGCGTGTTTCGTTGGCTGGCACCAATGCCATAACCGCTGCCGTGAAGGTTTGGCGTGGCGATGATGCTCGCTCTGGGATTCCTGATGGCGCATTCAGCGGACTACGGGCTCTAACTTTTCAGAATTACGTCGAGGCCAACGTAAAGAACGGCGTTCAGTATGAGGTTTCAAGCGACACCCTAGCTCTAGCCAACGGCGCAAGCATTGATACGATCTTCATTACTGGCGCAAATCCAGTAGTCATTAAGAATCGTCTAGTTAAATTCAATGGCACCCATCTAACAACTCGCGTATATCGAACGCCGACCTATACTGGCGGCTCCATTGTTCCTTACTTCAACCTGAATGACAGAAACTCTATAGCTGGAACAGTTGTTATTAGGGCTGGAGCCACTGTTACCGCTGTGGGCACAGAATTCGGCGCGCCTACGTTCGATATCGGGTCCGCTGGGAACGGCAACTCAAGCCTTAGCACCTACTCGACGCTAGGCATTGAGCGATTGCTTGCGCCGAATACCACCTACTTGCAGCGTATTACTAACGACTCCGGTGCCACTCAAGAGGTTTCTTCGTACCTAACCTGGTATGACGGCAATACAGACCTGCCGCTGGCATAGTTAGGCGCGTGTTAAAATTACCGAAACTATTTTCAGGTGGCGAAAATGCCGACTCTCGAACAGATTAAGCAATATTTTGAGGCGTACGGAATTCCAATCCCGCCCGACTTCATCCTTCAGCTTTGGATTGATACCGTTTCTGTTATCCAGCCGTGTCTAGACGGAGCCGGTTATCCAGCATCAACGCAGGCGCTCATCTACCTGTACCTGCTTGGACTTACAGGCTATGTAAATGTGGATCGACAGATCAGTTCGCAGGCGGCGCCTAGTGGTGCCAGCCAGTCTTTCCGATGGGGATCGTTCGTTGATCGCTACCGTTCACTGCGATCACTGCTCGGCACGCTAGACACTAGCGGCTGCACTGCTTCAGTAATCCCTCCAGAACCTGGCGCATCTGCCGGCCTGTGGGTTTCTACTGGCGGGAAGTGCTGCTGATGAATTTCGATCTTGAGCGCATGAAGAAGGCAATGGAGGGCGAAAGGTTTCTATTGCCTGACAATCTGTCGCGTGAAGAGCTTCGCAAATTTCTCTGCGATAAGGCTAAAGAAATCCGAGCCAAGGAGAAGCAATAATGGCCTTCATGTCCGCGTGGTACATGATCGATACCGCAACCGTGTACCCAAGGCTCGCAGAAGGAGATTGGGGCGGCGTCGTCACATACGGAACCCCATACACCATCCTATGCGGTCATGAAGGCGTATCACGGCAATCACGCGATCAGGAAGGTGCTGAGTTCGTGACGCGTGACATCTATTACACCGGCGATACTCGTCCAGCGTTCCTAGACCGCATCGCATACGGCGACACTACCGCGCAAACGTGGGATGCAGTATCAGCCGCAGAGATTCGCAAGATCGCTCGGCACGGCATGGCGGCGTTTGGATACGAAGACGAGTACGAGCTGGAGACTGTCTGATGCCAGTTCGCGGCCTGAAGGAAGTTCGTCAGCAATTACGCAGAGTGTTCGGTGACATATCCGGGCCTAAAGCAGAAAAGACGCTGACTGAAGTTCTTATTGAGGCATCAGCATTTGCTGCAACCATGACGCCTATCGACACCTCGAACTTAATCAACAGCCAGTACAGAAAGATTACGGCTTATGGCACTAGGGTTGTTGGAGCTATTGGATACACCGCTGCATATGCCGCTGCCGTACATGATGCAAAAGGCACCCTTCTCGGAACAAATACTCCGCGATCAAAATCAGATCCGTCTCGTGGTAATTTTTGGGATAAAGACGGTGAGCCTGAGTTTCTGCGCAAGGCATTCGAAGATTCTGATGCTCGAGCGGCAATCGATGCAATCATTCAACGCGGGATGAAAGTCTAATGAGTCACACACCAATCAACCTGTTCCGCGACTGGCTAGAGGCTTACGTTTCGACTGCTGGCTACACGATTAGTCGTGGGATGTGGGAAGAGACTAATAACTCTACAAAGAAATTCGTCGCCGTATGGTCTGACTCTGGACGCTCGCCAAATGGCGAAATTCAGTATCCGCATATTCGCGTGATCGTTACTGGTCGGGCTAATGGAAGGGCTTTAGGTGATACAGAGGCAGTCGAGCTATTCATTGAGTCGATATTCGATGCCGCCATTGCTAACTTCTCGACTAGCTGCATGATGCAAATTCGAGCGCTTGGAAGTATCCAAGGTCCGTACTACACGGAAACTAACAGGCCGTGGTCAGAAATTAACTTTGAGTTGACGTGTTAAACTATATGCATCTGCCTAAGTCGGGCGATACAAACTTTGATGGAGGTGCCTTGTGGCGCTGAATTGTGCAAGCGACAAATTCGTCGGCAAGAGCGTACTCGCTGAGTTCGCGCTTGCTTGCGGCGATGTAGATCCAATGACATTGACGTGGCTGCCTCTTGGTGCTGCCCGTAACAAGTCTCTAACCATGTCCGCTGATACCGTTGACGCTACTGCCGACGACTCGGTAGGTGGCTTCCGTGACACCCTGATCACCTACAAGACTTTCGAAGTCTCGATTGATGGCGTTACCAAGCGCGATGACGGTACAACTTCCAATCAGCAGCTCTTGTTCAATCACTTTGTGACTGATCCGCAGCCGTATGTATGGATTCGCCTGACTGGCCCAATCAACACCGTAATCGGCTTCTGCATTCTGACCGAGTTCAGCCAAGAGTTCCCGTATGACGACATCGCTACCTACTCGCTGACTGCAAGCGCTACTTCGCGTCCAGGCGGTTTGGCTAGCGTTATCGTTGAAGACACTCCGATTGCAGTGACGTCCGTCGTGACCACTCCAGCAACCGCTAGCGTTCAGGTAGGCAACGTGACCAACATCGATCACGTAGTTAATCCAGCAGCAGCAAATCAAGCCGTAACCTGGACCTCTAGCACGCCAGCAAATGCCACCGTGAACTCTAGCGGTCGTGTTACTGGTGTGGCTGTCGGTACTTCTACCATCACGGCAACATCGGTGGTTGATCCTACCAAGTCCGACACAACCGTAGTCACCGTTACCGCGTAAAGCAGTAGATACACAAAGGCCCCTAAACGGGGCCTTTTTTATTGCTCAAATTTCCTTCTTAGCCAGCAAAATGTACTTGCTTGGCTCGATACAGGCGAATCGAGGATCTTCACCAATTGACCGGTTATATGAGTTGTAAGCCTCGGCCTTTTGAAAGCAATCGGCATCACTAGCGACTGCCTCTCTTGCCGTGAGGTCAATGTAATCGCAGCCAACATCAGAGCACAAGCCAATTACCAGCATCAGAGTAAGCATTTCACATCCTTGAATTCGTTTGAGTTGGCCGAGTATAGCCGCACCGATAATTTCGTCAAGCTCAGAATGATAGAATAGTAGATATTTCTACGGGCAATAAAAATGCGCGCTATCACTTCTATAGGCGAATGCGTGGTTAGCCTCGGCGAGCGCGACTGGGTATTTCGACCATCCCTCAAAGCAATTGACTCTCTGGGCTCTCCATCCGAGATCGTGGAAAAGTTCAGCCTTCTGTTCTCTGCACCAAAATTCAATCCATTCTGGCCTGTGCCTGCGTACAGGGCGTGGGAGCGAGAAGTCATGGCTACGGCTTATGACGTGCTGATGGCTTGTTGTGATGTTGATGTGACGCCTCTGATCGGACACATGGGTAGCAAGTGGGGCTCGTTCGTTCCTGGCGCCATGCCTTCGCATGACATGGTTCACATTGCCCGATCTCTCATGCGTCACGGGATCATCGGCCTTAAGCCGGAAGGCAGGCTAATCGAGAAGCCGAAGCAGGAATACGTTCCAGAGTTCAAGCCTCGTGAGTTCGTTGCTCAAGCTGTCGCGCATCTAGGCCTGTCAAGCGCTGAAGCTTGGCAGATGACCATGACAGAGCTCTCTGGCGCCATGCAATCAAAATTCGGTAAGCCCGACACCCTGCCGCCTCCAGAAGAGCACGACGAAGCAATGTCGCGCCTCGCAGAAATTAACAGATTGCGTCAGTATCAGGTGAAGAAATGACCATTAGTGCCGGATCCATCCAATACCAGGTGGAAATCGAGACAGCTCAAGTTTTGACTGGCTCACAGAATGTCAACAAGAGCCTTGACGGCCTGCAAACTGGCTTCAACAAAACCGACAAGGCAGCAGCTAACTCATCCAAGAGCATGAACACTCTCAGCAAGAGCATGTCTACTGCCGGCAGTGAGTCGTCTAAATTTGGTACGGCGATCACTCCGCTAGCTGGCGCAATCGCCGGCATCGTGTCCGTGCAGGCTATTGCTAACTTGCAAAAGCTAAGCGAGCAATTCACGCTGCTCGAGTCCCGCGTTAAGCGTCTATCCGCAACTGCTGGCGATGCTAAGACAAACTATGCCGCGCTTGTCCAGATCTCTTCCGCTGGCGGCTCTGATTTAACGACAACCATTAAGCTATGGGAAAGCCTGACGGCATCTCTGACTAGCCTTGGCGTCACTCGTGATCAAGTGCTTAGCCTGACCGACACACTGCAAAAGATTGGCAAGATTGGCGGTTCAAGCGCAGAAGAGATCAGCGCTGCATTGCGTCAATTCAGTCAGTCTGTAGCAGGCGGAACTCTGCGCGCTGAAGAATTCAACTCAATCATTGAGCAGATGCCAGAGCTTGGCCGAAAGATCGCTGATGGTCTCGGCATTCCGTTCAACGAACTTCGTCAGCAGATGCTTGACGGTAAGCTTACGATTGACCGCGTGCTGACTGCCATTCAAGAGCAGACTGGAAAGGTTAACGCTGAATTCAAGAACGTTCCTCGCTCTGTTGGTGACGCGAGCAACGCAATCGTCAACTCGATGGGCGTGGCGATATCCAAGATTGACCAGGCTGCCGGTGCTTCTCGTGCACTGGCTAAAGCACTGGATGCCGTAGCTCTAGGTATCCGCCTGTCTTCTGGCCAGCTTGATGATCAGCAGCAGCTAAATAAACTTGTAACGGAGCGCGCAACTGCTGAGCAGCAGTATGCAACGCAGATAAAGTTCGGCTTGAAGGAGACGGCTGCTGCTACCCAGAAACGAATAGATGGCTATAACGCAGAGATTCAAGCAATTCAGGATAGAAAAGTTGCTCAGCAAAAAGCGGAAGGCGACAAGCTAAAGATCACTGCGCCTGCAAACGCTCCAAAGACCGATTCTCAAAAGGCTCTTGATGATCTTGCTAAAGAAGCTGAGCTAGCCAAGATTGTTGGAGTTGAGCGCGCAAAACTACAAGCCATACAGAAGCTAGGCGATAAGGCTACAGACGTAGAGAAAGCAAAGGCTGCGGAACTTGCTGCATCCATCTACAATCTTGAGACAGCTAGAAAGGCAGAAGGCGCGACCAACAAGAAAGCCAAAACCGAAGCAGAACAGCTAGCAAATCGTGCGGCTGCTGCGGAGAAGAAAGGCATTGACGACAATATTAAGGCATTCCAAGAACTAGGCGTACAGCTTGCCTCTGTCGGGCAGAACGCTCGCGATGTTGCCATGCAGCAAGCCGAGCTTAGCCTGAACAAGTATGCCACGCCTGAACAGATTAAGACTGTTCGCGATATGGCCGGCGCTCTGTATGATCTTAATCAGGCCAAGTCAAACAAGGCGCTGTTAGGGCAGATTGATCCAGCAGCCGGCGCAAAACAAGGACTAGAGAAACAACTGAAAGATCTGGATACGCTCAAGACCGCCAAGATGCTGAGCGATACCGAATATCTGACATTCAAAGAGCAGGCGGAGACAGATTACAACGCTCGCATGACAGAGATTGAATTGCAGCGCTTCGCCGCACAGTCCGCTGGCAACGCCGCGATGGTTGCTGGATTCGATGCGCTGGCGGCTTCAGGAACTCAAGCGCTAAGCGGATTGCTGTCTGGGACTATGAGTCTTCAGGATGCTCTAGGAGGGATTGCTAATACTGTCCTTAATTCTGTTATCGGCTCTTTCGTTGATGCCGGCGTTGAATTTGTCAAACAGGAATTTGTCAAGCAAGCCGCCGTGCAAGCAACAGAAGCAGCGCAAATTGGCGGCATTGCCGCTGTAACAGCCACGCAGGCTGGCGCAACTGGCGCTATCGCAGCTACAACTACAACTACAGCAGCTACAACTGGCGCAGCAGTGGCCACCTCTATGGCCCCTGCGGCGGGCCTGTCTTCTATCGCCTCGTTCGGTGGCGCTGCGGTAATCGGTGGCTCAGCATTACTGGCCACGATGCTGCTCGCAAAATCATTCAGCGGTAAAGCCTTGGGTGGGCCAGTTCAAGCAGACGGCATGTATCGCGTGAACGAAACAGGCGCTCCAGAGATCTTTAATGCCGCGAATGGCCGTCAATACATGATGCCAAACAGCCGTGGCGACGTTGTCAGTCATAAAGACGCAACTAGCGGTGGCTCCGGTGGTGGCGCCGCACCAGTCGTTAACGTCCATAACTACAGCGGCCAACAAGCAAATGTAACCAGCAAATTCAGTGAAGCAGACCGCGCATACATTATCGACGTAGTGGTCGGTGACGGAATGGGCGATGGCAAAACAGGTAGAATGATTAACTCGCTTACAGGCACGCGGAGACAAGGAACTTGAGTACTCTAATTGAGCGCGTATATGCATCGGCAGGCTCGGAGGTCATCATTGACACTATCGAGCTTGCATGTCCTGCGTGGGATTCGTCGCTGTACATAGTCAAGGGTTATGAGGACATGACGCTAGGTCTTGATGGCGTCACGTACAAGGAGTTCATGGCGGCTCCAATTTCTATTGCTCTACCAAAGAAGAGCAACCAAGGAAACCAGACGCTTAACTTCGCGATTGATAACGTCACGGGTCAGGCTCAGCGGTTGATTGATAATGCAATGGAAGCTGAGGCTCGTATCACGCTGACGTTTCGTCGGTATCTGAATGCTGATCTGACTACACCGTCTGAGAAGCCATTCTATGCGACGGTTCTTGGCGGGAATGTTACCGGGACAACTGTGCAGATTGAGGCTGGGTTCATCGATGCGCTAAATTATGCGTGGCCTCGAGCGCTTTATACGTCAGAGTTCGCTCCTGGTCTAAAATATTTATAGTAAAATATTAGTGCAGCTAGACCGGCCAGTCGAAGAGGGTTACGCCTACCCCTGCTGCAATACCCAAGGCGAATACATAAGGCGATGCTATGAAAATTTCTCAAGAATATCTGAAGTCCCGGCTTAGCTATGATCCGCTTACCGGGATTTTTGTTTGGCTTTATCAGCAGGATTTCCCTCCTCAGTGGAATACTAATTACGCAGGAAAAATTGCAGGCGGAATCAAAACTCATCCAAAAGGCTACAGATATATACAAATAAGCATTTTGAAGAAAGCCCATATCGCCCATAGACTTGCATGGCTGTACATGATGGGTGGTGATCTCCCAGAGGCTGTCGATCACAAGAATCGTGACGCCACTGATAACAGGTGGGAGAATTTGCGCGATTCCAATGGCATGAACCAAAGGAACAGAAGCAAAAACATAAATAACAAGTCGGGCATAACTGGCGTTTGCTGGGATTCCAGAAAGTCCAAGTGGCTTGTAATGGCTGGATGTACATACCTTGGAAGGTATGATGATATAGAAGTGGCAAAGAATGTAGTAGAGAATTTTAGAATTGGAAGATTCGATCCAATGCACGGAATGATTCCTACACCATACTCAAAGGGATCTGAAAATGCTTTGGCTTAATCATTACCTTGCAGCCCAATACGAAGACGGAGCAAGAGGACCGGACAAGTACGATTGCTATGGAGTTGCGAGGGAGGTAAGGCATCTGCACTGCGGAAAACGCCTACTCCCATCATTCGGATCAATCCGCAACACCCAGCCAAAAGAATTCACCCGCGCTTACCAGCAAGAATCCGCCAGCATGGAAGAGTGCGCGCCAGAACACGGAGC